CGGCGCCACGCCTGCGCCCGGGCGCGGAGGCGGCAGGTTGCCAGGGCCACGCGGGGCGTCCAGCAGTCGCTGAGCGCGCCCCTCTTGGTCGAGGTTGATGCGCTTGTTCTCTGCCTGCACCTCGGCCAGGATCTGGCGAGCGGCACGGCCCAGCACATCGGTGCGGTTCTCGGCCAGCGTGGTCAGCAGGCCCATGCGGTCTTCAGGCGCGGCCTTGCCGATGATGTCGCGGCGGACTTCGGCCACATAGCCCTGATTCAGCATCGGGTCGTAGCCCGGTGTCTGCGGCACAGGGCCGGGTTGGTCCAGCACGCTGCGCGCCATGGGCACCGATCCGCCCATCATGTCGGTGGCGGCCTGCCCGTAGTCGATGGGCGCAGGTGCGGGAGATGGGCTCAGCCTCGGGAACTTGGGCTGCGGCTGCCCGGCCATCGGCGGGTTGATGGAGTCACCGCGGCCACCGCCGGCGCTGGGGACCGGCGCTTCACTGCGTTCAATCTCCGCGACTACGGACTCAACGTCTTCGCCTTCGCTGAGGTCGACGTCATAGAAGCGCCCGGAGGCAGTTTGAACGCGGTAGCGTGCCATGCTTGATCAGTTCACTTGAGTCCACTTGGATCCACCCTTGGTCACGCCCGAGGCGGCCGAGGATGGAGCGGGGGCTGCGCCTGAAGCGCCGGCGCCAGATGGTCGGCGGCGCCTGAGCTCACCCATGACGTCGTCGAACTGCGTCTCCAGCATCTTCTTGCGGTCGCCGCTGGCCTCGTTGATCGCCTTGCGCAGCGTCTCGGCCTGAGCGGTCAGGCGCTCGTAGGGAACGTCCTTGATGGACACCGGCGCCGCAGGCTTGGCCGCCGGCTTGCGGCGGTTCTTCTCTTCAATGGACTCACCGAGCTCGGTCGACTCGGCCTCGCCGGTGAACTCGTTGAGCTTGGTGTTGCCCTGCACCTTGTAGGCGCCGCGGCCCGCGCCCGCAGCCATCCCCTGCCCAATGCCGCCGGCCTTGTCAGGGTTGGCGATGGCCTCGTCACTGCGGGTGATCTCCTGCTTCGTGCGCTCGCCCCGTGTCACGTCGTCGTAGTCCTTGTTGTAGACCGAGATCTTGCGGATCTCGGCCAGCTTGGCGACCTTGGCTTGGAACTCGGCTTCAAAGCCGGGCGGGTAGTCCTTGATCTTCTCCTCGACCAGCATTGCGTCCCTGCGGGAGGTCGCATCGCTGAACTCGTCGTTCGGTCCAGCGGTATCGTCCTGCAGGCGGCTGTACCGCGTGGTCTCCCGCTTGAAGGCCGACTTGTCGCCCGTCTTCACCGAGCCCCAGTAGGCGTCGTACTCCGGCCGCGTCATGCCGGCCATTGCCGACTGCTCATCGTCCGTCAACTCACGCGGGCCAGACGAACCAGTGCCCGTGCGGACAGCGCCCTGCTGGTCAGCCGTGCGACGGTAGAGCGAGTCGCGCTCGGCCTGGCGCCGGGCGTCCTCCTCGCGCTCTCTGCGGCGCTCTTCCTGCCGGTCCTCGCGCTCCGCGTCACGAGCCATGTAGTTGCCGACCGTCGATGCGGCGTTACCGATCGACTGGCCCAGCGCGCTCCAGATCAGTCCGCTCATGCCGGCATCTCCTCTTCAACAACCTCGCCACCCTCTTCGGCCATGCGGTCGAACTCACTCGGGTCCACCTGATCCATGGCCTGCTGCAGTTGCGTGGTGTCCATGCCCTGCTCGCCCAGGTAGCGCAGGATCATCTGCTTGAGCGCAAGGGCGATGTCGGACCCCTTGTACTTCAGGCCCGCCGCCTCGCCGATGTCAGCCACCTCCTCGAGGATCTTGGTGGCCAGCAGCGCAAACAGTTCGTCGGGCACCGCGCCCTCGGTGCGCTCGTCCACGATGGACGTGATCTCGTAGGCGGTGTTAGCCAGCCCCTCGACCGGGTCGCGAGCCGTCTGCAGACTCTTGGCCACGCCTTCGGCGCCGCCGCCCTGGTACATCGCCTGCATCGCGAACTTCAGCGCCGTGGTGTAGTTCGGATCGGTGTCCGGGTCAGGCTCGGCACCCGGCTGGCCCTGCGGCATCTGCCCGGCCATGGGGTCTGCGGGCGCAGCCTGCGGGGGCTGCTGCATCTGCTCCTGAATCATCCCAGCCATGGTGTGTCCTTTCAGCCCCAGAGGCGCGTGCCGATGTTGGTGTTGTAGGCGGCCTTCTGGTCAGCCGCCATCTGCTCCTGGCGCTTCTGCTCTTGACGCATGCCGACGCCCTGGATCAGGCCGCCGGTGAGCTGGCCGCCGACGGTGATGGCTGCGGCTTGGCCTTGCGGGGAGAGGCCGCTCAGCATGCCGCTGATGATGCCGGGCTTGGCGGCTCCCGCACCAAGGCCAGGAGCGATGTTCATGCCGGCCGTCGACAGGCCAGCGCCACCGCCGGCGGCTCCTCCGGCGATGGAGTAACTCGGTGCTGCTGCGGTCAATGTACTGCCGCCCACGGCTCCGGTCGCTGACCCTGCTGTTGGCACGCTCAAGCCAGCGCCTGTGCCGCCGCCCGTTGCTGCAGCAGACAGGCCTGTGCCGGCAACGCTACCGCCAGCCTGCAGCGCCGTCGTGGTGCCCTGAATGCCGGCAGACAACTGCGAGCCAGCCTGCGCGAAGTTGCCGCCGAGCGCACTGCCGGCCGCGCCTGTCAGACTGGTCCAGGCATTGGCCACCCCTTGAGCTGCACCCGATAGCGCGCCTGACAGGCCACCTCCTGCGGCAGCACCGCTGAAGCCACCCATCAGCGCCGCGCCACCGAAGTACACCAGCGCAGCGCCAACCAGGATCTTGCCGAACTTGGACTGAGCCACCTTCTTGACGGTGTTGACCACGCCCTTGACCACCTTGCCGACGGCCCGGCCAATGCCCTTGACTACCTTGCTCATGCTGCGCTCCTCACGTAGCTCATGTTGATGCTCTTGCGCACGAACCCGATGCGGCGCAGGAAACGAAGCAGTCTCACGTCAGTGCTGGGCTCGAGCTCCAGCACCGCGACCTTGACACCCGTGCGGGACTTCACCCACCGGGCGAACTCGCGCAGCAGCGCCGCGCCCAGGCCCGGCAGGCGCGTGTAGTACAGCAGCACAGAGCACTGCAGCCCGCGATACCAGAAAGAGCGCTGCGTCATCGCAGCCACCGCGGCCACCACGTTGCCGCTGTCGTCCTCGCCCACCCACATGAAGTGCGCCGGGTTCAGGCACTGCATGGCCATCTCGCGCATCGCCTCGCGGTCCACAGTCACCGGCAGCGGATCACGCATGACGGACTCCACCGCGATGTCCACGACCGCGGCGATGTCCTTGTACGTGGCCTTGCGGACCTGCATGGTCAGTAGGTGTTGTTGCCGTAGCTGAACGGATCACGTCCGAACTCGGGGTCATCGACCGTGCGACCCCACTGGTCGCGAGGCTCAGGCTGCACCGGTGCGGGTGCCGGAGCTGCAGGCGCGGGAGCCGGTGTGGGCGCAGGCGCGGGAGCTGCAGGTGCGGGCGCCGGGGCTGCAGGTGCGGGCGCAGGAGCGGCCGGCGCAGGATTGATCACCCCGCCGATGATCCCGGTTGACCCAGGCGCAGTCACCGCCGGCAGCGGCGTGTTGTAGAACGACGAGCCCCACTGCAGCGTGCTGTTGGCGTTGGCGATGATGTTGTCGATCGCACCGCGCTTGGCCTCTGCCGTCAGGTTGCCGTCACCCAAGATCGCGTTGATCGCGGAGCTGGTGTTTGCCGTGATGTTGGCCGCGAAGGTGCCCGAGACGTTGGCTTGGCTGAGGGTATTCGACAGCCGAGTCATCGACTCCTGGTGGTTGCGATCAAGCTGCGCCTGCGTCTGCTGGAATGACTGCTGAGCCTGCTGCAGGGTCTGCTGCTGGGTTCTGTCTAGCGCGCTCTCGCCCCGCTGGAATTCCTGCCGCGCCCTCTCCAGCGCTTGGTTAGCAGTGATGTTCGCATTGCTCAGCATGATCTGCTGAGCCCGGTCTTTCTCGTTCTGCGTAGCCTGGAATGTCTGCGCCGCCGAGGCCAGGTTCGCCTGCTGCGTCCTATCCAGCACGTTCTCGCCCCGCTGGAATTCCTGCCGTGCAGTTTCAAGCGCCTTGTTGGCATCAATGCTCTTATCGGCCAGCATAATCTGCTGAGCGCGATCTTTTTCTGCCTGTGTAGCCTGAAAGGTCTGAGCTTTGGATGCCAGGTCCGCTTGCTGATCTCGATCAAGTTGCGCTTGGCCAGCTTGGAACGTCTGCTGCTTAGTCTGCAGACCTTCTTGGAATTGCCGATTGATCAACCCCTCACGCGCGCGAGCGGTTGAGTCGAAGACGCTGTTCCAGTTCGACTTGGCTTGGTCTAGCGAAGCCTGTGCGGCCGCCAGTGCAGCGCGGTTCTCTGGAGTCGGGCTGGCCTCGGCCGCCGTTTTTGCCGCGTTCAGCGCCTTGTACGCATCCTCGGTGGCCGTGATGTACTGCTGAGGCACGCCAAACAGTTCAGCGTTCTGGCGCGCCGTCTCCAGCTCGCGCTGCTGAGTCCTGTCCAGCCCGGCCTGCTCGCGCTGGAACGCTTGCTGATTGGTCTGCAGGGTTGTCTGCTGAGTGCGGTCTGCTGAGTTCTCGCCACGCTGAAACTCTTGCCTCGCTATTTCCAAGGCCTTGTTCGCATCAATCGATTTGTCCGCAAGCATGATTTGCTGTTTGCGGTCTTCGATCGCTTGCTCCCGCTGGAACGTCTGTTGCGCAGTCTGCAGGGACGTCTGCTGGGTTCGATCCAGCGCAGACTCTCCGCGCTGGAATTCCTGCCGCGCCTTCTCAAGTGCTTGGTTGGCCGTGATGTTCTTGTCGGCCAGCATGATCTGCTGGGCACGGTCCTTCTCGGCTTGCGTGCCTTGGAAAGTTTGCTGCGCAGCCTGCAGGGCCGCCTGCTGGTCGCGATCAAGCTGGGATTGCCCGGCTTGGAACTGGCGGGCAATCAGCCCCTCGCCGCTCTGGAACTGCTGCTGGCTGGTCTGCAACTCTTTCTGCTGCGTCCTGTCCAGTTCTGCCTGGGCGCCCTGGAACTTCTGCTGCGCGGACTGCAGGGCAGACTGGGCCTCAATGCTCTTGTCGCTGAGAGCGCGCTGCTGTGCGCGGTCGAGTTCGTTCTGTGCGGTCTGGAACGTCTGCTGAGCCTGCTGCAGAGTGACTTGCTGACCTCTGTCGAGCGCAGACTCGCCCTTCTGGAACTGCTGCTGCGCCTGCTGCAGGGCCTGCTGGGCCGTAATGTTCTTGTCAGCCAGCATGACCTGCTGCGCACGATCAAAAGTCGCCTGATCGGCCTGGAATACCTGTTGGGCCTTGGCCAAGTCCGTAGCCTGCTTGCGGTCCAGACCGGACTGCTCAGCCTGGAACGACTGCCTTGACATCTCCAAGGCCTTGTTGGCGCTAATCTGCTTGTCCGCCAGCATCATCTCTGCGGCGCGATTCTTCTCAGACTCGGTCGCCTGGAATGCTTGCGCGGCCGTCTGTAGTTGGAACTGCTGCTGGCGGTCCAGATTGTTCTGAGTTGCCTGGAACGTCTGCTGGCTTTCCTGCAGTGCTTTCTGGTTGGCACGATCAAGGTCGCTCTGCGCACCTTGGAAAGCCTGCTGCGCACGCTGCAGAGCCTGCTGGGCTTCAATGCTCTTGTCGGACAGAACAAGCTGCTGCGCCCGATCCAAATCGGCTTGCGCAGCATTGAACTTCTGAGAAAACAGGTTTTGCTCTGCGGTGAATGCTTGGCCTGCCGTGCGTTCACTTGTCTGAAACTTGCGGCCGGCCTCGTTCTCGCTGGCCGTGAACTCCTGGTCACCGCGCTGCAGGCTGAACTTGTTCTGCTCGCCGGCATTGAACATGCCAGCTTGGTTCACGGCGTCCTGATTGGCCAGCGTGCGCTTGCCGTAGGTGTCGGCGTCCTGCTGCGCGATCGGCGTGATCCGGTCGATCATCGCGGCCTGCGAGGCGCCGATGGCCATGGAGCTGTTGACCAGGCCGCGCTGGTTCATCTGCTGCAGCGCCATCGTGCGGGCGCGCTGCATCAGCGGGCTGTCCTTGGACAGCAGAGAGTCGACCTGACCAGCAGCCGTCTCGGTCTGACGATTGACCTGGCTCGTCTGCGGCGTGTACGCGGCCGCCTGCTGGATCAGACCCTGATTCGGCGCAGGCGCAGGTGCAGGCGCCTGGACGTCGAACGGGTTGTTGGGAACCATCGTGGCCATATCAAGTCCTCAAACGACAAAGGCCCGCATGTGCGGGCCCCCGTTGGCCAGACTCTGGACGGAGTTGGTCGACGGGGATTGTAGAGCCATTCAATGGCATTGTGAAGTTTTCAGCCGAGGCCGGACTTCTTCATCACGGTCATCGCCAGCAGGCCCAAGCCGGCCCAGATCGCCCGGTCCACCCAGACATTCAATCGCTTGTTGGCCGGCACGTCTTTCTCGAGCGCAGCCACCCGGGCCTCCACCCGCTCCAACGCACCGAACGCACGCTCAAGCGCTGCGGCCGCATTGGCCTGGCGCTCTTCGATCAGCGCCAGCTTGGTGATCGCCGTGGCGAGATCCTTAAGCACGCTCTTCATCTCGCTGACGTCCTCATGGAGGGTCTTGAGCTGAAGGTTGAGCACGGGGGAATCGGTGGAGGATGCTTCTTGCATAAGCTCTGAACTTTCCTGCTTGTGAACGCAAAAACAAGTTTATGCCGGCCAGGCCAGCGCAGGCAGATCAGACACGACGTCCGCAAAGCCGCCGGGCATCGGGCGCGTCCCAGCCTGCACCTCGGCCAACATGGTGTAAAGCGCCTCCCATGTCAGAGCTCGAGCGTCGCGGCAATAGGTGCCCTCAGTTGAAAAGCGCGGCACCGTGCAGCCGGCGTAGTCGCTGGCCGACTTGATGTCGTCGTAACCGCGCTCGCGGGCGAAGGCGTCCAGGCGGGCCTGGGTGGCGATCACGATCTGCGCCTTGATCACCTCACGGTGCCGATCCTCCGCGGCCTGCAGTTCGTCGCCTTGCAGCGCGACGACGTCCCACGTCTGTCGCCAGACTGAGTCAGCCCCCTGACTGGGAATGCCCTCGACAACTTTCTGATTCCAGGAGAAAGGCGGGCGATCCACAAACTCGTAGAGGGCGTAGCCAAAGTCAGCAACGTCACCTGCAGACAAGGTCGCAGGAAAAGACGTCTCAGGAAACAAGCGTCGAAACTCAACATCCGGCACAGGGCTGCCAGCGGCAGCATGGTTTTCAATCTTGATCAGCGTGGCCACTTAGAAATCTCCAGTGTTTGTTGATGGGAACGAGCGACCTGGGCCCCAGATGATTCGGACAGCGCCGCCACCACTAAGGCTAGATGTGCCGCCTGTCGCACCGCCTCCGTATGCGCCGCCAGAACTGCCTCCGGTGGTTCCGCCTGATCCGCCAGAACCACCCCGGGTTCCAGAGGTAGTGCCCCCAGCTCCAGATGAGCCCTGGCCCAGCACACCAACGCCCCCGCCACCAGAGTTGGTGCTGCCGTCGTCTTCAGCGCCGCCGCCGGCGCCCCCCCCCGCACCGCTGGCCCCGTTGCCACCGCCCCAGTTCGCGCCGGCACCGCCGTTGCCCGCATAACCGCCAGCGCCGCCACCCCCGCCTGCGTTTGGAAATGAAGTGCCATTTCCGCCTTTGCCGCCACTGCCGCCGCCGTCCCCGACAAAAGTGCCGCCGTTCCCGCCAGTTTGCGATCCCAAACTCGCAGCGCCATCTCCAGAATATCCAGCAACTGTTGCGGTGCTAACGAAGTAACTGGCTGGGTATGTCGCTCCAGAACCGTAAGCGCCAGAACCCACCACGACGGTGTAGTTACTGCCAGGCGTCACGGCAATGTTGTTCTTCCAGCCGAGGCCGCCACCTCCACCGCCCCCGCCTGATTGAAGGGCGCCATTGCCACCGCCCCAGCCACCGGCTCCAACGCACACCACGCACACGCTGGTGACCCCTGGCGGGGCAGTCCAAGTGTGCGAACCAGCCGTCGTGAAGAGGGCTTGGCCGGAGATCAATCCGCCCCCGAGCAGCATGCGATTCAGCTCATTCATAGGCCATCACGAGTTGTAGTTGGCCTGAGAAACGCCGCGCCAGCTTGTACCGCCATCGTCGGTCACAAAGGTCAGCAAGTGAACTTTGCCGGTGGTCAATGTGGGCGCAGTGCCTGCAGGCCATTGGACGCCAGAGAACCACGTCACCGTGCCGCTGGTGTGAGTGAGCTCAAGGGTGAAGGCGTAGGCCCTGCTTGCGGGCACGTTGCTGACCGTGAACGTGCTGTTGGCGTTGATGGTCTTGGTGAAGTAGTTGCCGGCCGAGCAGTCGATGTTGAGTGCGCCGACTGCGACGATGTTCGACATCTGGTTGCCGTTGACATCCAGCTTGCCCGCAGGGGCAGCCACACCAATCCCAAGCCCCTTTGCGCCCAAGCGCATCTGCTCAACGGAAGCCCCAGCGATCACCGTCTCAAACCACAAGTCTGCGTCCTCTGAAGAGGCCGTCGGGTCTGTGATCTCCACGCCGATGCGGGCGTACTGCTGATCGGCCGCGCCGCTGTCCTTGCCGCGCCAGATGATCACGCCGATCTGGTCGGCGGCCGCTGGGCTGGCCGAGTTGCGGTAGAGCACCAGGTCAGGTGCCGCAGTGGCCGAGGCGTCGGTCGACTCCAGCACCACCAGGTCGCCGGTGTTCAGGCCGCGGAAGGTGTAGACCCCCGAGGCCCCCGTCGCGCCAAAAGTGACGTTGCCGACGTCGTCAAACGTCAGCCTGTCCACACCGTTGGTCGACAGCAGCAGCGGCAGCGTGTTGTTGGACGCCAAGCGCACTTGGCTTGCAGTGGTCTGGAACTGGCCCTGCGTCGTGCCACTGCTCTGCAGCAGGACGCGAGAGTCGGCCCCGGTGTTGACCGTCAGGTTGCCCGTCAGCGTGCCGCCAGTCAGCAGCAGGTTCAGCGAAGCCGCACCCGTCAGCGAACCCACGAACGTGGTCGACGTCACCGACGTCAGCCCAGCCAGCGTGGTGGCCGTGCCGCCCAGGCTGACGCTGGTCGATCCGATCGTCAGGCTGCTGTTGGTCAAGCTGGCATTGCCGATGTTGGACAGCGTGTTGGACGCGCCGCTGATGGTCTTGTTCGTCAGCGTCTCGGACCCGGACAGGGAGGCGAAGTCAGCGTCCGACAGGGCTGCGTTGAACTGAGCCAACGTCCCCGTCAGCGTGTTGCTGGACAGGTTCAGCGTCTTGTTCGTCAGCGTCTGCGTGGCCGTCGTGCCGACGATGCTGCCTGCCGGAGGCGTGAGGACATCAACGGCGGTGCCTCCGGCGTTGATCGACAGCAGCTTGTTGCCGTTGCCGCTCAGCGTTGGCAGCTTGTCGAAGCCGGCCGCGATCAGCGCCAGCTCGGCGCGCATGGACGAAGAAGTGGCCGGAGCGCCAGTGGCTGGGAATGATCCGGCGTTGTAGAAGCTGTTGCTCATCGAAGTCCTCTGCGGGCGCTGTAATGCAGGATCACTGAGTTGACGGTGAAGGGTTGATAGAGGGCAGAGACAGAAGCCACGCGCACGGCGACGTTCTCGGCCGAACCTTCCATCTCCACCTCAGAGGGCGCAAGGGTGCGACCGTCCCAGACAAACGAGTCCCAGACCACGCTGTCCCAGAAGCTGGCAACCAGGCTGGTTGAATAGCTGCGAGAAGTCCCCTGCTCGTACTCCGTAGATCCGTATCCCAAGTCGTAGTTGAAGGCGAACTCAGCAAACGAGTCTCCAGTGATCTCCAACGAAGCGCGCCGGAAGCGCTTGATCGCACGCGGCGTGCCGATGGCGTTGAACACCAGCGTCATCGCGGCTGAGATCTCCTGGCCGTCGAACGATGCTCCCGAGTCAAGCCGGTACACGTAGCCGCTGGTCGAGCCGAAGAACGCCGTCTCCGACCCGTCGGGCTTCTCGCCCTCGCACATGCAGGTCGCCGGGTTGGGGAACTCCACCGGCATGGCGCCCATCATCTGGCCGTTGACGAACGTCAGGTACAGGCCTGAGCCATCGCTGAAGAACAGACGGTACTGGCCCTTCTCGCGGTTGACGCCGCTGGCCGTGATGAGGTTTCGCCGCTGCTGGACGAAGGGCCGGATGTTCAGCGTCAGCGCAGACGAGTCGAAGTTGCCGTAGTTCAGCGTCGTCTGCAGGCTGATCACACCGCGGTCGTCGAACACGTAGCTCTGGTTGATGTTCTGCGCGCTGTAGGCCTTGGCCCCGGTGCCCACGTTGTAGGACACCAAGTTGAAGTTGGCCTCGCTCGAGCCGTACAGGATGAACGTGTTGCTGTCCGAGTAGATCGCCATGGCGCCCGTGGACTGGTCGCCAGGCTGCACCAAGAACGCGGTCACGTTGTCGATCAGCGCGATCTCGCCGGCGCCCAGCACCGGGCTCCATGAGTACGGGTCTCCGATGGCAGAGAACTGCACCGAGTTGCCGAACGACAGGAACAGGTGCTGCTTGTGGAAGGCGATGTGCGTGGGCTTGTCCACCGTCATGCCGGTGGCGATTGGCACGTAGACCGTGCCGTCGAACTCAAAGGCGCGGTTCTGGCCATCGCACCCGTACAGGCGCGTGGAGTTGACTGCGCCACCGAAGTTCGCGATGACGGTCTCCACGCGGCCGCCTGGGGCCAGCGTGATCGCAGCCTGCGTGCCGACTGCGTGTGCGTGCTTGGTGGCACCGACGTTCAGATGCTCATTGTTGATGAACGTGCCGGTCACGCTGGCGAAGATCAGACGCCCGGCGGCATCGTTGCTGCTCCAGTCTCCGGACTGCAGCACGACCCGGGTGACGACGCCCGTGGCGCCGCTGGTGGCGCCAGTGATGGTCATGCCGGCCGTGATCGCGACCGTGCCTTGGTTGAAGGACAACTCGACGCCCAGAGACACCGCCTGCCAGCCCGTGCTGCTGGACTTGTACATGGCCAGCGCAGTGCCGCCCGCATTATTTCGCCAGGCGTAGACCGTGCCGCCGTAGTAGGCCACCCCGCGGATTGGGCCTGAGCCCGGCACCACTGCGATGTCACTGCGGTAGGCGTCGGCGGCCAGCGCCTGGTACTGAGCGGCCTGTTGAACGGTGACAGGAGCGGCAGTTTCGGTGATGCTGCCGACGATCGTGCCTCCCACCGACAGGTACTCGCCGACACCGAAAGTCCCGGTGGACTTGGTGTAGACCACGGTCGTGCCGGACACAGCCAGCACCAGTGCCGTCACAGGCGTCCATGTCGCATAGCTGCCGGCCGTGAACCCAAGCTCCAGGGAACCGCCCGAGGCTGGCCATGAGGTGATCGTGTCGCCAGCAGCGATGGCCCCAGTGATCGCGACGGTCAACGTGCCGTAGCCCGCAGTCGATGGCGCAGGCCTGCCATCGAACCGCTCGTACCCGGCAATGCGGGTGTAGCCGCCAGTGATCGACGCCTCGAAGTTGACCGCATCCCGCGCCACCCCGGGCTTGAGCGACAGCGTCGGGGTGACCTGATCTAGGCCACCACCAAGAGGGATGAGGGCGTATTGGACCTTGGCGAACTGCGGCGCTGCTGCCATTGCGGTCCTCAGGCCAGCGGGTTGCCCAGGTAGACAGCCGGCAGTTGCTCGCGCTCGAGCTGGCTCATCAGTGCGGAGTAGCCCCTCTGCGACTTGCTCATCACTTCGGGCGCGGACTCGTACAGCGCGTAGTCCTCCATCGCCTTGTAGACGATGAGCATGTGCAGGTGCTCCGGCATCGCGGGCGTGTCGGAGTCGCCCGACAGCGCCATCGGGCGCTTCTGGTACTCACCCACCACCGTGTAGATGTCGTCGGGCACGTTGCCCATCATCAGCGCCTTGTCCATGGGCTTCTCGGCAAACACCACCGGCCGCCCCTGCTGCGTCGTCTGCAGCCCGAAGCGGTAGGTGTTGCGGAAGACCTGGTACTCCCACTCGACCAGCCACTGCTCGTCACCAAGACCGATGGCGGTCTTGTACGTGCGCAGCGTGTCCTTGAACCAGTAGCGGTGGTCGGTCAGCCCTGCAGCGGCCGGCGTGTAGTCTCCGGTGCCGGCCACCGTCTGGAAGCTGAACGTGTCGCGCATGAAGTGCCAGGTGTCGTGGACGCCCTGGATCTCCACCCACGCATCGTTGAGCCAGTCGACCAGCTTCTTGGCCTGCCCGACCTGACCGACGGTCGTGATCGGGCCGGTGCCGGCAACGCCGCACTCCTGGCGCAAGGTCTGGACGAGCTGCAGGAAGTTCATGTCAGGCTGGGGTGGACAGCATCTGCTTCAGCCACGGGGCGCCCCGCTTGGGGTTCGGGTCGTGCGTGACGCTGAAGGGGTAGCTCAGTGACAGGACGTTCTCCTCGACAAAGCCCATCGAGCCGTCGGGGTTGACGATCTTCTTCTGGCGCACCCGCGACTGCTTGGCCTGGGCCAGCACAGCGACGTGGTAGCGGCGCAGCCGCACGGTGTCACCGCGCACGGCCATCTTGTAGTCGCCGTTGACGTTGACCTCGACGAACGCGGGATCGTTCTCGGACTGCGGCTCGTGGAAGTGGACCTCGAGCTCGTCGCGCATGAACTGCTCGTCGTCGAGCTGCTTGGAGCTGTAGACGCGGTCCATGTCCACCTCGATCGCAGCACCGGCCTTGCCGGCCGCGGTGTCTTCGATGCTGGTGGTCTGCACCTTGCCCACGATGTCGACGTCTTCCGAGTCGA